GAAAAAGGTGCTCCGAACGACGTGGGCCGGGAACGCCGCCACGGCCCACGGAACGGCCCTCGAGCCTCTGGTCCGTGAACTGTACGACCAAAAGACCGGACGCAAGACGAGGGAGATTGGTATCGTGCAACACCGGGACTACCCATGGCTCGGCGGATCTCCAGATGGAATCACGGAGGACGGATTACTGATTGAAATTAAGTGCCCTCTGACCAGGAAGATTGAGCCCAAGGTCCCGAAGCACTACTGGCCCCAGGTCCAACTCTTGCTTGAGGTGACTGACCTTGAGGAGTGTGACTTTGTGCAGTACCGCCCAGCAAAGGATGAGAATTCCGAACCAGAATTCGTCGTGGTCCGGGTCCAGCGAGACCGTGAGTGGTTCAAAGAGCGTCTACCGGCCATCCAGGCTGTCTGGGGTCGCGTCCAAAAGGGTCGGGTCGAGGGCCTGTGTGAACTTCTCGATGACCCGGTTCCGTGGGACGATCCCAAGTTTAAGAATGAAATTGTATGTGAACTAGTAGATGGCGACCGTGGAGGAGGCGTGGACACAGGTTCTGGCGACCAAGATGCCGACGTGTGCCCACAAGAACAAGTTTCTCAAGTGTCGTGAGTGTCTCGGGTCTTTTTGTGCAAAGTGCATTCAACTCGAGGTACACGAATGCCCCAAGTTGAATGAACGGTCAAAAACCGAAAAGGAAAATTTAGCTTCAAAATTGGTGAAAGTTGTCGCCCCCAAAGTTACTTCTTTTTAGAAGTGACGTACAAAACCATGATGAGGAGGACGAGCAGGATCAGGAACGAATTGTCGCGGAAAAATCGTTCAATGGCTTTCTGACTCGCCCCTCGAGCCCCGTCCCCTCCCTTGCCCATCCAGGGCCACGGAAGGTACGGCCGGTACCACGACACGGTACCGTCAGAGTACTCAAACTTTCGCGCTGGGAACGGCCGAAAAGGCGCGGGCTTAGACTCAGACTCTTTAACGTACATCGGGCCTGAGAAGTTGAAGTTCATGTCCCCATCGAGGTCCGGGCGACCGCTGGTCTCCATGGGCGTCTCGTCAATCTGGGTCGTGTACGAGCCATCCATGGGCAAGTTCTTCGGGAAGCCATCGGTGTTGACACCGTACGCGCCAGACCACGTGTACGGGTTGATGTGGTTTATGTGCAGATCATCGCTGATCATATAGGCCGTCGCCATATTAATACACACTTACATTATTTTTGTATGTTTTGGTCTGGACCTTCTGCCGATGGAGTTCCCACATCGTGTCAAGGTCGATGTTGAGCATGTGGGCTAACTGGAAGAGGTAACTGAACACATCACCCATCTCCATCGCCACGTCGATACCCCGGTCCTTCTTCAGTCCCGTCTTTTTGTAAATCCTCTGGTTCTGGCGAATACTCGAGGCGAGTTCACCCATCTCCTCATTGAGGAGCATCCACACTATGCTTACGGGAGCCTTGTCCCACCCCTTGACTCGACAGAGAGCTGCAGTCTCATCCTTGAATTTATTCATTAACAAGTTTACGTGGCACTGCTCTAAGCTCTGTTAATCTTGGACACGAGACGTCGGCTTTTGAAAACGATATAGGCCGCCAAGAGCAGCGCCGTGAGTTCGGCCAAAAGCTTCCAATTTTCGACTGATTTTCTCGAGTACATTTTCTTTTCGGCCCATGGTTCGACCACCCCGTTACTGAAGAGCTTCACGGAGCGTTCGATGGCAAAGAAAATGAAGAACCCGATGAGGATATCATCGAGGGCTTTGACCATCCCTTTCTATGGTCTGTGGTTTATTTTTTCGCAGAGAGGATGTACCACGTGGCGCCGACGCACACCACGGTTCCCATAAGACCGAACAAACGCGAGCACGGAGTCGGGTGGTTGATGGGGTCGTCCGTACTACACACGCTCGTTTGGAACCAGCCGAGGGTGCACAGGGCGAAGCAGCACAGGAACAGAATAGTCAACACACGCATTTATATCTAGAAAGATATTTTCGTGTTGTACGGAAGCTTGTTTCCATAGGTGCTCGTGCTGATGGGCACGGCGAGGGGCACGGGGTTGGCCGAGATGTCGCGCATGTACACGAGCTGCTGAAGCATTCCGGTCGAAATAGTCGAGGTGGCCTCCTTGACCACTTGCTTGTTCATACGGGACACCTGGCCAGTCACTTCAGACATTGGGTCCTGGACCAGGTCCGTGTACACCTTGCGCATAAGGGCCTGAAGGTCAAAGTCGTTCTGGCGCTTGATGGTATAGCCCGTCTTTTCCCGGATGGCCGAGATGATATCGTTGTGGATCAATTCCCGATTGAATTCCGAAAAGAAAGCCAAACTCAAGGGTGTCTGAACACCGAGGCGTTTCACACGCTCGTCCATTGAGATAAACTGGGATAAAAATACTCGGCGCTTTGTTAACAATGAGGGTCATCAAGCGCTCTGGTGACCATGTGGAGATGCTCTTCGACAAGGTGACTCGGCGCATCAGCAAGTTGAACGCGCCTCCGGAGTTTGAGCCCCTGAACGTCCAGCCGGACAAGGTGGCCCAGAAGGTCTTTGCGTCCCTGTATGACGGCATTTCTACAAGCGAAATCGATACCCTGAGCGCCGAGGTGGCTATCGGGATGATCACCGAGCACCCGGACTACGAGACCCTTGCGATGCGCATCACCGTCTCGAACCTCCAAAAGACGAGCCCCAAGTGCTTCTCGGACTGTGCTCTCGCACTCCACGCCAAGGGGGTCCTCAGCGACGAGTTTATGAAACACATCAAGCTCGAGATGGACTCGTGGATCCAGCCGAGGCGCGACTATGACTTTGGGTACTTTGGTATCAAGACGCTCCAAAAGGGCTACCTCTTTCCGGGTGAGACGCCCCAGTACATGTTCATGCGTGTGGCCGTGGGCATTCACGGAGACGACTACCAGCGCGTCCGTGAGACGTACGACCTGATGTCTCAGAAGTTCTTCACACACGCCACCCCTACATTGTTCAACGCCGGCACGAACCGTCCGCAGATGTCCAGTTGCTTTCTGGTGGCGACCAAGGATGACTCGATCGAGGGCATCTATGATACGCTCAAGGAGTGTGCGCAAATCTCCAAGTGGTCTGGAGGTATTGGTATTCACTGCTCGAACGTCCGTGCGGCCGGCTCGCGAATCAAGGGGACAAACGGCGTGGCCGACGGTATCGTGCCTATGCTTCGCGTGTTCAACAACACGGCTCGGTACGTCAACCAGGGTGGTGGGAAACGCAAGGGCTCGTTTGCCGTGTACCTCGAGCCGTGGCACGCTGACATTATGGAGTTTCTGGATCTGCGCCTGAATCAGGGTGACGAGGAGGCGCGGTGTCGCGACCTGTTTACGGCTCTTTGGGTTCCTGACTTGTTTATGCAAAAAGTTGAACAGGATGGCGACTGGTACCTCATGTGTCCTAATGAGTCCCCGAACCTTCAAAACGTCTATGGCGAAGAGTTTAACGAGATGTATCGTACATATGTGGCTCAGGGGCGGTACAAACGCAAAGTCAAGGCCCGTGATGTCTGGGACCGTATCCTTCGGAGTCAGGTGGAGACTGGAACACCCTATATGTGTTACAAGGATGCAGTGAATGAAAAATCGAACCAGAAGAATATAGGCACAATCAAGTCGAGCAACTTGTGTACCGAGATCATGGAGGTTTCTGGAGAAAACGAGACGGCCGTGTGTAATCTCGCGAGTCTGTGTCTTCCGACCTTCCTCAAAGAGAATGCACGTATGACGGCACCTGACGGGACTCATCCATACATCTTTGACTTTGAGAAGCTTGATGAGGTGACCCGTGTTGTGACGCGAAACCTGAACCGTGTTATAGACAAAAACTATTACCCGACACGTCCTGCCGAGCTCAGTAACATGCGTCATCGTCCGATCGGTCTCGGGGTTCAGGGTCTTGCTGATGTCTTCCAGATGCTTGGCCTTCCGTTCGACTCACCACACGCACGCGAACTGAATACCCAGATATTTAACCACATCTACTTTGCGGCACTTGTAGAGTCGTGTTGGATCGCCAAGGATGAGGGTGCTTACGAGACCTTCCGCGGGTCGCCCGCCTCTCAGGGTGTTCTGCAGTTTGATCTATGGGGAGTCAAGCCAAGCTTTGATTTTGATACAATCAAAAAACACATCAAAGAGTACGGCCTACGCAACTCCTTGTTGGTTGCACCTATGCCGACCGCTTCAACCTCGCAGATTATGGGGAACAACGAGTGTTTCGAGCCGTACACGACCAACATCTATCTGCGTCGGACGTTGGCCGGGGAGTTTGTGGTTGTGAACAAACACCTGGTAAAAGACCTCGAAAAGTTGGGTCTTTGGTCACCGGCGATGAAAACTGAGATTATCCGACACGGCGG